TTGTAAGGTTTCATGTGTATCGGTAAAGAACTCACTTTTAGGGCCACAATTCCACAGGCCATTTTCCATCCTGCTTATTTGCCAATTCCTATAAACGTATTCACCCGCCACGATCCTTTCTGCCCTGAAAATGTCTGCTTTCATTGTTAACTACTCCTAATTATTAAGTGCCGTTTATTCGGCGTGGGAGCATTTTAATACTAACCATTGACATAAAGCAAATAAGAAAGTGTTTTTTTATGAATATAGACCTTAAACTGATTAAATAATGATCAATCTGTACAAATAATGATCAATGTTGTGATAAAATCGGGCTAATAAAATCAAAGGGTTAAATCTAAAGAAAAGGATTAGATAGGTATTACCACACAATATCACTCTCAGGATCTCAGAGAACCATTAAAACAGCGTCTAAACCAGAGTAAGTGGGGCCAAGTGATACGATGGCATCAATAGTTATATATAAGGCAATGAGGCACCCTAGATGGGGATAAAAAGAAAGGGCAATCCCAGAGAAAAGGACCCCCTCCCCGAAGCGTGGGATGTGTATGGTATATATGTCTCTCTCAAAAAAAAATTACCAATTATAAGGTGAACCATGATTAGAATTATTTGCGATGAAGAAGCTCATGAAAGTGATATTGAATTGATTGAGTTGTTTGGTGTGTCTCTTATTGATAAGGATAAAGACACTATGATTGATTTACTTTATATAGTTGAAGATAGGATGTCTGGTGACTGTATATGTTTTGAAGAAAAGTGTATGTGTAATAAATGGATTTAAAAAACAATTCTTATTTGCTGTAAAGCAATGGTGATTATATGAGTCGTTTGGGTAGTCCGAACAAAAACAAGAAGTTTCTTTTGGCTAGACTCCAGGATATGTATGGCGAGCAGTTTCACCCTATAATGAAGATGGCTGAGGCTGCTAGTAAACTTGATTACATTGCTGAGCAAGAAGGTGACGTAGCTGCTTTGACTGCTGCCCTGAATGGCTGGGGCAAGATAGCTGAGTATACTGAGCCTAAGCTAAAAGCTGTTGAAGTTCGTGCTGACGATTCAACAATAGTTAGAGTGTCTCGTAGACGCTTTGATGGCACAACAGATGAAATTGATAGTGATGCTATGATGCTCCTAGAAGAAGCTGTAGTTGCTGAAATGGTTGAAGATGAAGAGGAATCAGAAGATGAGTAAGAAGAAGCCTTTATTGGCATCGTTAGACAAGAAGACAAGAGAGCGTCACTTCCCTGAATCCAATGGTGGTAAGGGTAGCCATGCTAGAAAATCTACTCCTGAGTCAAGAGATAGGTTTAAAGCTGCTTATGATGCCATTGATTGGAGCAAAAAGTGAGTCAAATTGAATACTGTATGGGTCCACAAGGCCAAGTATTACAGAATTACTCTGACTGTCGCTCTCAAAACTCTTTTATCTGTGGGCCATTAGGCTCCGGTAAGACAGTACAGACTATCCTCAAATTGTTTGACCTGATGTGCGAGCAAGCTCCTGTAATGGCTAAAGGGCATAAGAACTATGGTGTCCGGCTATCCAGGATTATTGCTGCTCGTAATACCTATTCTGAATTGTTCTCTACCACGATCAAAGACTGGCTGGAGATACATGAGGACTTAGGGCCATTTAGGCAGGGTAACAAGGAACCCCCTACTCATTACATCAAGTTCAGGCTAGAAGATGGAACAACCGTCCAGAGTGAGGTTATTTTCATTGCATTTGACCGTCCTGAGCACGTTAAGAAGGCTCGTGGTATCCAGACGACTTGGGTATGGCTAAACGAAACAAAAGAACATTCTAAAGCTGTTTTGGATATGCTTGATTTGCGTCATGGTCGTTACCCGTCTAACAAGGAAGGTATTAAGCCCACACATCATGGAATGCTTGGCGACACTAACGCCCCTGATGAAGACCACTGGTATTACAAGCTGGCTGAGATTGAGCGTCCTGAAGGATGGGTATTCCATAGGCAACCAGTTGGCGTGTATAAAGAAGGCGAGAAATGGTTAATAAACGATAAGGCAGAGAACCTGACTAACCTGCCTGATAACTATTATAAGAGAGGTTTAAGTGGTAAAACAGACGATTGGATCAAGGTTAACCTTGCTAATGAGTATGGTTTTGTGTCTAACGGTAAGCCAGTTCACCCAATGTACACCGATTCCGTCCACGCAGCTCACATGGAATTTACACCAAGCAAAGAAACCCCCATTATTCTAGGGTTTGATTTCGGTCGAACGCCTGCTTGTGCGTTTTTACAGCGTACAACCATAGGTAGATGGGTCTGCTTTGACGAAATGGTACTGACAGACTCCGGTGCTATTGACTTTGCGCCAACATT